CTTTGATGGCTTCGGAAATAATCATTTCCGCCGACTTGCTCGAAGCGTCAAGCGCGGCCAGGGTCGCGTCTATATCACCAAGCAGGTTCAAGCTGTCTTGCTGGTAGTTCACCGGTGCCGTGGACTCCAACAGTGCCGCGATGTTTTCAGCCTGGGCAATGTAGCCACCAACCAACCCGGTCTTGCCAACTTCAGTCAGCTTGTCCACCAGCGGGCCGAGCAGGCCATTGATCTTGTCGCCATACCCTGCCAGTGCTGCGCCGTCACCCTGCACCGACAGAGCGGTGGTGTATGCGGTGGCGAACTTGGCTTGCAGGTCAGCGGCTTGCGCCTCGGGCGACAACTGGTTGTAGCGGTACTGCCCAACCGTGGCGCGCAGGTTGGCTGCGCTGTTTGCCATCAGGTCAGCGAGTTGCTTTTGCGCCTCGTAATACTTGACGGTTTCCTCGCGCAGCTTGGAGAGCTTGCTTACCGACTTGCTGGCGTCGATTGCAAACGCCTGCATGGCTGCGGAGTAAGCCTCGATAGCGGACTTGACCACCGCCTCTGCCGGTGCAATTTGCGCCTGGGCTTGGTTGGTGACTTGGATTGAGTCGTAATAGTCAACGCGGGCTTGCGCGCCACCGGGTTGGCCCCGCGTGATGCCATACCAAAATTTCAATGCTTCTTCGTTGGCCTTTGCGGCTTCGTAGTTTGCGCGGGCTGCTTCCAACGTCGAGTTTGCAGACACCACGCCTGCGTTGGTTGGCAGGTTGGTATTGATGGCGTCGATGCCCGCCTGAATAGCTGACTTGCTCATTGCCATCGGGTTGATGATTTGCAAGGCGGCTTCGCGCACAGCGATGCGCTCGGTGGTGATGTCGTCAATGGTTGCTTTGATGCGTGTCGCAAGGCTTTCAAACACGGTGGTGACGGTGGCCACAAAGGTGGTGGTGTCCACCCCGGCCAGCGCATTGATTAGGCCTGCCATGTCAATTTCTGTGCGCTTGGCTTCAAAGGCCAAATCAAACATCTGGTCTTGCAGGTCGAGCGCGGAGGTTTGCGCAGCGCTCAAGCCGTCGCCCAATGTTGCGAAGCCACCGCCGAATGTGATGACTGCGGAACTGATGTCGCCCATGACCGCGTGCATGTATGACAGGTTTCCAGCCGCCAAGCCCGCGCCGCTGGCCACTTGTGAAATGCCCAACTGGGCCGCGTTCAATGCGGGCGTCAGGGCGCCGCCTCCGGTGAACGCGGCCACCAGTGCTACGGCCATGTCGCTTGCGGCCTTGGCTGCGTCTTGCGCGGCCTTGGCGGTGTCCGCTGCCATCTTGGCGGTGAGGTCTGCCGTGGTGGCAAACTCTGGTGCGATGGACAGCAGCACGGCGTATGCTTGTCGCCCTGCGTCGGTGGTCAGGTCAAGCGTGCCTGCTAGGTCTTTGAGTGCGTCTTTGCTGGCAGGAAGGGCCAAACCAACCAGGGCGAGCGACTTGGCCATTGCGTCTTGCGCTGCGGCAACCTTTTCGCCATCGGTGTAGTAAAGCTCGTAAAACGATTTGCTGGCACTTGCAAGGTTGTCCAGGCCACCAAAAGCGTCGGCCAACTTGCTTGCAGCGTCGCCACCGGCGAGGCTGACTTGAAAAAGCCTTTGCCGCAGCATGGACAGCCATGCGTTTGCGGTGGTGATGGCGCCGGACAAGCGTGATAAGGTGGCGGATGCTGACTCGCCGTCTTTGGCAAATGCCTCGATAGCGGGCGCCACGGACTTTGCCAAGCTGTCGCCCATGTCGGTGAACAGCTTGGTGATGATTTTTTCGTTCGCCGCAGCATCGCTGGTGAGTTGCACGCTGATTTGCTGCGAGTAGTTGGCAATGGCGTCAGCCGACAAGCCAAGTGACATTGCGGCCTGGGCGGATGCGGCTTGCAAGCCTGCAAAGCCCTGGGCGAATTTGCGGGTGGTGGCGCTGTCAAGGGCGCTGCGGTCTGTCCAGTCTTTATCCCCACGGAACCACCCGCCGTCTTGGTGCTGCACGGCGAAGTTGTTGCCGGTGAAGCCGCCCGCGCTGAATTTGCCCTCGATGCCCTGGGCGCGGGTTTCAGTCTCGCCCATGCCAAAGGCGCGGTTGAGCACGCCGCCCACTGCACCCCCGATGGCCGCACCAATTGGCCCGCCAAAGAAAGCGCCGATTGCCGTGCCGGCGTTGACAGTGGCATTGCTGCCGTAGCCGCCAGAGATGGCCTTGCCGACCATCAGGCCTGCGCCAACGCCTGCGGCGTAGCCTGCGGTGGTGCCAATGGCTTTGCTGGCGTTGATGATGGTGGTGCCAAGGGTACTGTTGCTGGACAAAATCTTGACGCCAAATTCGCCCACAGTTGATGCCACTTTGTCGCCAATAGCCGTGAAGCCGCCAGAAAGGGTGTCGTAGACGCCCTTGAGGGTTTGGGCGACACCCAATGCGGATGTGCCGCCGCCCTGCCCTGCTTGGGCACCGCTTGCGCCAGCGAACGCTTCGCCTATGGGTGATACGATGGCCGCGATGACTGGGCGCAGCACCATGTTTTTGAACATGGCGGTCACGGCGTCGCGGAAATCTTCGGCGAAGCTCTTGCCTTTTTCAAAGCCTTTCATCAAGGCATCGGTGATGCTCTTATTGATGTTTTCAGCCGCTTGTTTTACCGCACCCAACTGATTCGCGTCCGCGATCTTGCGCAGGTTTTCAGCCTCTTTGCGCAGCGCGTCGGCGTACTGGCCATCCAAGTAGATGAGGTCGGCCAGATCGGCTTTTCTGTCCAGCGCGTCGGCCCGAGCGCGTTTGTTCGCGGCCTCAAGCTCGCCGATGGCCTCAACGGTCATGCCGATTGAGTCGTTGTGCTCAAGTTGCTTTTTCAGTTCGTCGTCAAGCGCGGTGTTGCGCTTTTCCTGTGACTTCAGCAACTGGTCATAGGCGTTAATTGCGGCTTCGTTTTCTTTGGTGGCCTGGGCAATTTCCTTGGCAAGTTGTTGCTGCGCGATGGCCGCATAAGCGCTTTCCAGTGCGAGTTGTCGCGCCGGTTCGGCCATGTTGGTATACGCGGGTGACTTCAGGTACTTTTCAAGCTCAACCTGGGCCGAGGTGAGTTCTCCAACTTTGCCCGCCGCCTTGTCCGCAAGGTTGGTGAACTTTTCATAGAAGTCGGCCCACTCTTTGGCTGCGGAACGCTGCGAGGCGAATTCGTCACCTGGGGTGACCTTGGCGGATTCTTTGTACTTTTCCCGAATCGCCGCGAGTTGCTTGTTCAGGTCGATTTGTGTTTTCAGGCCAGCCGCAACCAGCTTGTCGCCGTCCGCTTGCGCAAGATCAATCTCGCGCTGCATCTTGCCCTTCTTATCGAGCATTTCTACGGAGCGGGCATCAAAGTTTTGCAGGGTGATTTGCAGGGCTGCTCGCTTGGCGTCGCCCGCAGCATTGGCCTCTTGGGAGTTCTTGATGAGGGTGAAGTAGCGCAACTGCTCTTTGAGCGTGCCGAGCTTTTCTTTGTCGCTGTCGCTAAGACCTGAAAAGATGCCGCGCCCAGGTGCTGCGTGCTGTTCAAGCGCGGCCATTTCGCGGGTGACGGCGGCGATCTTGTCACCGATTGATTCGGCGCGGCCAATACCAAGCATGGCATCCCAAGCGTCTTTGGCAGTGCCGGTGATGCTGCGCCAAGCCTTTTCAGCGGTGCCCAGGTTGGCCTTCAGGCCATCCATTGCCTTTTCGCTGGCATCCGCATAGGCTTTTTGCGCAATGGCTGCGGCCCCGGCTTTGTCGCCGTGTTCTTCCAGCGCTTTGATTTGCTGATACACCTCTGCGGTGAGGTAGTGCATCGAATCGTTGAGTTTGATGCTGGCCTCAAGCGGGGCCTTGCCCAACTCTGAAAACTTGGCTGCGGTGTCGGCAACGGACACGCCAAGCTCTTTTTGCACCTTGAGGGCCACGCCCGCAAAGCGCTCATAATTGCTTGAGGCAACCCCTTGGGCGTTCACAAAGGCAGTGAGGGCTTCAGCGGCTGCGCCCTGGGTGGCACCAGTTGATTCGGAAACCTTCGACGCCATGCGCTGCAACTGGCCTACGGTGGTGCCAGCGGCATTTCCGGTGACCAACAGCGCTTGAGCGTATGCCTGCGCCTCTTTGGCGCCTTGGCTGTAGGCATAGGTCAGCGCACCAACTGTGGCGGCGGCAATCGTGAACGGGTTGATAAGCCCGAGGACGTACCCACCAAGTGCCTTGGCCGCGTTGCCCACCCCACCAAACATATCCTTGAGTTGACCGCCTTGCTGCATGAGCACGGTCAGGGGCGCTTGGCCGGATTGCAGCGACACGATGATGTCGGTGAACTGCGCCGGGACACCGCGCATGGCGTTGGTCATCGCCTTGGCGCTCATGGCGACGCTGTTGCTGGTTGCCACAGCGGATGCCGCCAGCCTGTTTTGTTCACTAACTACAGTGCGCAGGTATTCGACATAAGGCTTGTACAGGGATGGGTCTAAACCCTTGGACACCGCCTTGAGTTCAAACTTGTCCGCGATGTTGAGCTTGTCGAGTTCGGCCTTGACATCGGTTGCCGCATTCTTGACCTGTGCCACGAAGGCTTTGGTTGACCTATCGGCTTTTTTCAGTGCCTCGTCGGCTTGCGTAGCTACGCCATCAAACCCGACGCCCGCAGATTTTGCAGCCTCGCCCAACCCTGCCAGCGACTTTTTGATGGCGCTAACGCCAACCTCTACGCCTTTGCCGTTAACGTCAACGGCAATGGTAGATTTGAGTTCAGCTTCGTTCATAGTGTCAGGCTTTTTTGTTCAAGATCGTCAGGGCTTCAGACTCGATGACGCGCACGTCATCAAACAATTGTTCGTAGCGCTCGGGGGTCAGCCCGAGCCTTTCCATGCGGGTAAACAGCACGTTGTAGTCAAGGCCGGTCGGCCCACCGGCGCCCACCCGCCATTGGGTTGACAGGCTGATAAAGAGTTGAATGGCCTGATGGTTCTCAGGCCATATTTCGAGCGTGTCGTTCGCATAGTCCTCGGGCAAAAACCCGAAGGCCGCTAACTCTGCTTCGCTTTCTTCGGCGGTGTACAGGGCGCACGCCGCCTCGATCAGTTTCCCAAGCGGGCCTGGGTCAGTTCTGACAGGTATTTTTCAATGATTGCGCGGGCAGCACCGAGGTAGTTTTGAGTGAGCTTTTCGATGTTGTCTTTCTCGAATGCGTCATCCAAATCCCATCCAGATGCGATGTCCATGATGACTTCGGCATCTTCACGATCCTTGAGGCCGTCAATGAAATCCTTGAAGGCTTCGCGGGTGCGGCCTTTGAAAATGAATTCGATGTCTGCGGACTTGTCACCGGGCACCGGAATGGCCACCTTGGCTTTGAAAGTTGGGGATGCTGTGAGGGAGAATTTTGGCTTTGCCATGTTGTGCTTTCGTTACGGGAAAAAGACCCGGCAAGGAGCGACCAAGCGGGCGTGAAAAAGCCCGCGCTAGGCGGGCTCAGGAGGTGGCCGATGGAGGGCTTAGGAGGCGTAGCGGACGGGTCTTCCCAAAAGTGAAAATGTTGCTTTCACTGTCATCACTTGGCCCTTGGAAACGGTGGGTGTTTCGTTCAGAGACACGTACCCGTAGTAGTAGATGGACGAGCCGTCAGGCATGGCGATCTTCAGCCCGCGAGTGGCGCGGGCGTCGGATGCAGCCTTGA